ATCAAGCAGAAGACGGAATCTACGCATCATTTAAGATCAGCGCATCTATGCAAGGTCAAGATGCTTTAATCCTTGCTGGCGAGCAATTAATCGATGGTTTATCTGTCGGTGTAGATGTAAATAAGTCAGTACAGAAAAAAGAGTATTTATATGTAACCAGTGCAACACTAAGAGAGGTTAGCCTGGTAGAAAGCCCAGCGTTTACAGCTGCGCAAGTTACTAAAGTTGCTGCTAGTGAAAACGAAGCAGAGGACACAAATCAACCAAAAGAAAGCGAGGCTCCTGTGGAAGATTTAGCAACAGCGCCACAAGAAGCAAAGGCAGAGGCTGCTACTCCTACAGTAGAAGCTGCTCGCCCAACAATTACAGCACCAGTTATCCAAACTTCAGTACGTTCACCAATTAACTCAATGGCGAAGTACACAGAGCACAAAATCAAAGCTGCACTAGGTAGCGAAGATTCCAAACTCTATATTGCTGCGGCAGATGATTCATTTTCAACAAACCCAGCATTTAACCCAACACAATACCTAACTGAGTTTGTAACAAACACACGATTTGGCACACCAGCTATCGATGCATGTTCACAAGGCACACTGCCAGCATCAGGTATGACTATTAACGTACCATCACTTGTAACTTCAGCAGGTGGCGGCACTGGCGTAGCACCTACAGTAACTGTAGAGGCAGAAGCAGGTGCAGTATCTAATACAGGTATGGAAACTGCTTACCTAACAGGTACAGTGTCTAAGTACTCAGGTATGAACACACTATCTGTCGAGTTGTTAGAGCGCTCAGACCCTAACTTCTATGCAGAGCTAACACAACAATTACAAAATGCATATTTAACAACTATTGATACAGCTGTATTAAATGCGTTAATTTCAGCCGGTACTTATGCAACTGGCACCACCGCAGACAGCGATGGAATTATTGCTTACACTTCCGAAGCTGCAAAATTTGTGTATGCTAACACAGGTTACTTCGCACAGAACTACATCGGAAATCCAGCACAATGGCAAGCTTTGATGGGCGCAGTTGATTCAACCAAGCGACCAATTTACAATGCGATTCAACCAATGAACGCAGCTGGAGATGTACGACCATCCTCAATCCGTGGAAACGTATTAGGACTTGATCTATACGTAGACAAGAACTTCACAACAACCACATTTGATGATAACTCAGCTGTAATCTTGGCACCAGAAGCATTTACTGTATATCGCTCACCACAGGCTTACATGTCTGTAAACGTTGTATCTAACCTACAGGTACAAGTTGCGATCTACGGATTTATGGCAACAATCGCCAAAATGCCTTACGGAATCATCAAGTACGCAAAGGCCTAATAACCAAGTAATAATCCTCTGGGGTTTAGTAGCCCTAGCCCCAGGGGAGCTTTTTTAAGAGAGGAATACAATGGCAGCCACCTATGTAACCAAAGCTGAGTTACGCACTAACTTAGGTATTGGCTCTTTGTATACCGATGCAGTAGTAGAAGAAGTCTGCCAAACAGCGCAGGATCTACTTAATCAGTATTTATGGTTTAACGATGCACCAGTAGTTGCCGCTGGATTACAAGACAACGTAGCAACATTAGTATTAGCAAACCCAGGCATATTTGTTAAAGGCCAGACAATAAGCGTAGAAGGATGTGGCAGTATCTATGGTGGCCAGCATGTAATTACTGGCACAATACCTGGATCTAATATCCCAGTATCAATCGCAAATACATTTTACAATTTCTTTTACAATTACTCATGGCCTAATGGCTATTCATTTATTCAATTTGCAAAAGTACACGCAAACGACCCATTTCATAGAATTCTTCCATACGGCAAAGCAGCAGGCCAAGACACTAAAGAAGATGATTACTCTGTGGTACCCGCAATCAGAGAAGCAGCGATGATCATAGCTGTAGACATCTGGCAGGCTAGACAAGTTAGCCAGACTGGTGGGGTAGGTATGGATGGGGTCAGTGCTAGCCCTTATCGGATGGGTTATCAGCTGATTAACAGAGTACGTGGCCTCATCCAGCCATATTCAGCGCCTGCATCACTGGTAGGTTAATATGCCAGCTGCGATTACAACACTACGTAGCACACTAGCCACAGATCTTACTAACGCTGGCGTGTGGTCAGTCTTTGCATTTCCACCAGCTACATTACTTGCCAATGCAGTAGCGATTACCCCTGGCGATCCTTACATAGTGCCAAGCAATAACGATCATGTAACAGTATTACCTTTAGCAAACTTTAGAATCTTAATAACTAAACCTGCGTTAGATAACCAGGGTAATTTGGCTGGTATGGAAGATTACATATTAGCCGTAGTAACAAAGTTAGCAGCATCATCGCTGACACTTAATATATCAAGCATTTCGGCTCCAGCAATCGTAAACGCTCAAAGTGGCGATTTATTGGTGTCTGAAATAACAGTATCAATCCTAACGAGCTGGAGTTAATATGAGCAAAGAAGAAGATTTAGCCTTCTTAATAAAGACAGGCCAAATAAAGGAAGCACCAAAAGAAAAAGCACAACCTAAAAAGGAAGAGGAATAACAGTGGCCATATACTTAAATAACAACGTAGGTGTTAAGTTGGCAACCAACGCAGCACCGACTGTACCATCTGTTGATATTAGCGATTTAGTATCTAGCGCTGTTATCAATCAAATCGTGGATGAGCTCGAAATCACCGCCATGGGTTATCAGAGCCATCGATTTGTGGCTGGATTACAATCAGGCACATTTACAATCGACTTTATGAACGACTGGGCAACATCTGAGGTAAGCCAAACTCTTAATGAGGCATTTGGCAAGACTCTAGCTGTATCAGTAATTACAGTTAAGGGAACTACAGTTTCAGCTGCTAACCCTACATATCAATTTTCAATTTTGGTCAATAACTTAACCCCAATTGGAAGCGCTGGAGTTTCAGAAATAGCCACGTCTAGCGTTACATTTACTGTAAACTCCGTAATCACAGTATCGCCATCAGTGGCGTTCTAATTAAGGAGTAACAATGGCAAAGCTAAAGATAACAAGGGCTAATGGTGAAGTATCAGAGCACAAGATAACACCAGGTGTCGAGTACGCTTTCGAGTTGAAGTATGGTGCAGGAATTTCAAAGATGCTGCGTGAGCATGAACAGCAAACCCACATATTTTATTTAGCTTGGGAGTGCTTACGCAGATCTGGCGCACAAGTGCCTTTATTTAATGCAGAGTTTATAGACAGCCTAGAAACTGTCGAGGTATTAGACGAAGAAAAAAAATAACACAGCGGGATTCTATCCTTTACGGCATCGCACAGATGGCTATAGAAACTGGGATTCCGCCTAGCGAGTTTATTAACATGGACTCGGAGATGTATCAAGCAATGGTAAAAGTATTGGTTGATAGAGCTAAGGAGATCAAAAATGCCAGCCGAGGTCGTAGGCGTTAAAGAGGTTATGAAAGGCCTTAGCTTTATTGACGAAGATCTTTATGCTCGTATTAAAAGCGCTATTGATCCATTAATGCGCCAAGTAGAAGCTACTGCAAAAGGTTATGTACCCGCTAACACAGAGGTACTATCTGGCTGGTCTAAACCAATATCATCACAGGTAGATTACAGGCCATTTCCTAAATATGATGCTAATAATGTAAAGGGTGGCATAGGCTACAAAGAAGGCCAAAACAGAAGATTCAAAAATGGTTTTCAAGTTGAGAATTACGTTTACAATATTAGCGCAGCTGGTCGTATTTACGAAACCGCAGGCCGATTAAACCCACAAGGTAGAGCGCCATTTACATCTATTAATCCTGGTGGTGGCACAATGGCATTTAAGCAAGCTGGTACTGCTAGACGTAAAAGCAGATCTACAGCCAGATACGATTCTAATAATCCATTTGCAGGATACCAGTTTGTTACTGACTTGCCAGAACTTACTAAACAGCCAAAGATTAAAGATGTCAGAAGTGCTGGTCGCAAAGGATCAGGCCGATTAATTTACAAGGCTTGGGCTAAAGATAGTCCTAGAATTTATGATGCTATTTTGAATGCAATCAAAGCGGGCGCTGATTACTTTAATGACACTACTGAAATGAAGAAGGTGGCATAGTGGCAAATGTAGTCGTATCGGCACTGGCAACCTGGAATGGTAAGGCGCTTAAAAAAGCCCAGCAAGATGTAAACGTATTTGAAAAGCGTGTAAAGAGTTTTGCACGTACCTTTGGCGTTGCATTTAGTGGCGCTGCATTAGTAGCGTTTAGTAAGAAAGCCATTAAAGCATTTTCCGATGATGAAGCCGCAGCCAAATCATTACAGTTACAATTAGAAAATACTGGTAACGCATTTAGAGTTACAGAGGTAGAAGATTACATAAAGGGCTTAGAAAAAACATACGCAATACTTACAGACTTACGCAAACCATTTCAAACATTCTTAAACCTTACTAGATCAGTAGCCTTATCACAAAGAACATTAGAAGCTGCATTAAATATAAGTGCTGGCACTGGACAAAGCCTAGATACTGTAGTAGGTGCATTAGCGGCTGGTATAAGAGGTCAAACTAGAGCACTGGCTGGATTAAACACAGGCATAGATGCATCCATAATTAAATCTGGCGACATGAATAAGATCATGGCAGAGCTTGAAAAGAAATTTTCAGGTCAAGCATCGGCTAGATTAGATACTTATGCAGGTAAAATGGATGTGCTTAAAAAAGGCGCAGATGAAGCCACTAAATCTATTGGTCGAGGTTTAGTAGATGCATTAGAGATTTTAAGCAAAGATAGTTCTGTCGCTAGCCTTGCTACAGATTTTGAAAACTTAGGCGACAATATAGCTTATGCTATAAGAGAGATAGCCAAATTAACTAAAGGCTTTACCGATTTAGTAAGTAATCCTACATTCAAAGCTGGTTTATTAGCTGTAGCCATAGCTAGTAAAAGCCCTAAGGCTGTGGCGGCTGCATTTACTATTGTTGGTGGAAGTGCTGCGCTTGGTGCAGCCACAAGTCGTAGAACATTAAGCCCAGAAGAAAATAGTGCTATTGCCAAAGCACGTATTCTCAATAGAAGATTAGAAGCTAGAATAATTGCTTTATCTACTGGTAAACGTAAAGAAGAGTATGAAGTATTAAAAAAGAAAACTGAATTAGACAAACTAAAAGAAAAGTTTGATTTAGAGTTAATTGGTTTACAGAAAGCACGTAATGAAGCTACAGATGAAGAAACCAAGAGGCGACTAGATGGCTTGATCGCTATTGCCAAAAATGATGATGCGTTAGGCAAAAAGGCATTAGCAGAATTAGACGCAGCAGAGGCAGCAAAAAAAGTAGCTCTCAAGTATGGCGAAGCTTTAGAAGCTGTAAAACTTATGAACGCTAAGATAGCGGCATTTATCCAAAGCATGTCATTAAAAGGTTATGATATTCCTAAAACAACTACTAGCGGTGGATCAGATATACTTAATAAATTTCCATCAATTACAACTCCTTATGATCCATTATCTAGTCTAACTGTTACTACGCAAGATTTAATAGATACAGGATTTAGATTTGATCCACTTAGCGGTTTAAGACCAACAGCGCAAGACATACGTATAACTGTAGATACTGCAGGTAGTGGCGACAAGTTAAGCCAGGCTATTGCAGAAAGCATACAGATAGCAACTAGATCTGGTTATAGCACTACACCTGCTGGGTTCTTATGACAGTACCAGTAATAAATGCCTTCATAAATTTCTC